TATCTCTATCTACGGTTGCGTTAGCTGCCCATGGATCATAATAACCAGAACCAGAACCTCCGAGTGCATCTTCTTCAGCATCACTTGAAATGATTCTGTCGAGTGTCTCAAAGTCAGTAGTTCCAGCAAATGCTCCACCAGCATCAGCTGCATCTTCTACGTCAGCCAAAAGTGCTCTGTTAATGAGTTCTTTGTGCTGAACAGCCATATACAATCTCAAACTGCCTAGTCCGCCCCAAATATCATCTTTGGAGTGAGTTGACAACCATTCCATAACTTCAGATGCTGAGAAGACTAAAGACATAGTCTTTGGTCTGACATCTAGTTCTGCTACAGTTGGCAAAACTTCGTCTGGAATTACTCCACCTTCTGCGACTCCGCCCAATGCTGTGTTGCCTTGTGCTGTGTCGATAGTTGGTTTTGCAGTTATAACCCTCCAACCAGATTTATCCCACGGATATTTTGGAAGAATACCAAATGCATTGGCTTCAAGGTTTAATTGTGCCCATGCGTATGCTCCAAAAATAGCGTTGAATACACCTGCTGTTGATGTTGTGACAGGACTGTCTGCTTTTCTAAGGAAGTTACGGTTATATCCGTAATACTGTGCCTCTAATTCGTCAATTGTTTTAATTGAAGGATTGGACATTAGTAATATACCTCCTCTTCAGTACCGAATTTGCCAGATAAGATTTCTCTTGCTAATACATCCATGTATTGATTACCTCTAGATCTAGCGGCTTTCAAAACAGGGTTTAATGCATTACCTTGGCTTGATACTGATTTTGTAACATTTGCAGTTGGTCTTGGTGTTTCTGTTGTAAAGCTTTGTGCTTCAGGCAAAACAGATTTCTCTTGCATAGAGAGGTTACCTTTGTCTGATTCTGGTTTCTTTTCTCCAGTTTTATCATCGTGCAATCCAGCTTGGATTGAGTTACTTTGATAGGTATCTGGAGTTTTGACCTCTGCACCAATGTCATCATTGTCTGAGACTTTTGGTTTTAGAGGAAGATCAGTAGGTGTCTCTAGTGCTTTAATTCTGCTGTCTAATGATTTTACGGTTTCAGAAACTGTTTGAATAGATTCTGATACTGTTTTCATAGAGACTGCTAAAGAATCAAGAACTGATTTTGTTTTGTCTTCTGCTTCGTTTACGTCGGCTTCTGCTTTTTTCTCTTCTTGAGGTTTTTCCTCAACAGGAGATTCAGCTTTGTTTTCATGCTCGTTAGAGCAATTACATTCTTCTGCCATGTTATTAATTAAATCTAAACAACTGGGTTTATATAGTTTTTGTTTTACCACATTTAGAACATTTATTGCACTTGTTACACTTCATAGATGATGGTCTGTCTTGTGTAATATTTCCAGGCTTTTTTAATCTGTCAGGATTGCCTAATGTTTCTGCACTTACTTCTACATCTTCTTTCTTTGTTTCTGATATTTGTGCTGATTCTCCTGATCCTTGTTGTGCTGTATTTCCTGCCCCCAATGCTCTTACTCCACCTTGACCTGGGCTGGACTCTTTCTTGCAAGGACATCCTTCTTTATGTTCGAAATCTAATTCTTTTCCGTCATCTTTTGGTTTGGTTAATCCTTCTGACTGAACATGCATTGTACCTTTTGCAGTATCAATGTCTTCAATATCATCGTCATCTTGGGCATTAATTGTTGAGCCTGAATCATTATGGTTTTTTGCTATGCTAATCTCTTTCAAATCTTTGTCATCTTGAGCATTAACACCTAATGGTTTTTGTGATCCAAATTTATCATCCTTGTTTTCTCTTACTTCTTTTCCTATGTCATCTGTCTTTTTTGCACCCTCTACTGTATTCTGAATAGATCCACAATATGCTTCTGGATTTCTAACATCGTCGTCATTTCTTGCTCGTTCTTCACATTTGTCAAATTCAACATCGCCCCATTTTGTAGGCAAAGGTTTCTTAATTTCAGAAGATTTTGAAATGAAACATCCCTTCTCTTCACATTTGATAATTACATCTTCGTCATCTTTTGCTACATAATCATCTTTTTCAACCATTGATTTTGCCACGTCATTTGTTGCTGTAATTAATGCAAAAGGAACTGCTGGATCTTCGCATACTGCGATCTCATACATTTCTATATCCTTTAAATGGAAAGCTATACTTCCGTCTGACTGCTGGACTGGTTCGGCATCTGAGGTTGTTGCTCCACCAAATGAAAGTCCTTTGTATTCTCCTGATTTTATCTTCTGCCATATGTCATTATCTAATTGTGTGTGGTTAAATATTTTTCCAATTATTTTTAATGCAGGTAGTTCATGACCTTCTTTATCAGTTAATGTTGTTTTAGAGTAATTGATTCCTTTTCCTACTATTCTGTTTGAGTGTGTGTCTGATATTGCTCCTCCCCTGTCCATCCAAATTGGAAGACATTTGTAAAGGGAATCTACCATTGTTACCTCTCCTTGCTTGTCTATCATCTCCACAGTAAGCAAACCTTCAAAGAATCTTTCTCCAGAATCTTCCTTGAAAACGAGGCTTTTTGTAACAAAATTGTTAGAAATCATCCTATATATGAAAAGGATTTATTTGTTTATAAAGATTTAGTACAAGAAAAAAAGGAAAAATAGTAGGGTTTTATGCTACTTTCTTTGCTTTGGAAACAGCGAAATCTACAGTGAAACCTGCTGTAAGACCGATTAAAACCAGTCCTAATATGTCAATTCCTGACAAAGTGATTGTTTGTGCAATAGCAATTCCTGCAAATGCTGATACAATTACAGCACCAAAGAATTTTTTGATGTCATATCTAGGTTCGTTTGAACCTAAAAATCCTCTGATGGTGTTTAATACTGCACCAGATACGGTTGCTAGGACTACTGCGAGTAATGGATCTACCATGTAAATTTCTGGGAAAACTGTTGTATTTAAAGTTGGTTACTATTCGTCATCTGATTCTGAACATAATGGGCACAAAACCTCACACATTTTTTGTAATAATGTTTTATCTTGATTTTCCATATTTTTCAAGCTCCCTAGATATAGTTAATCCTGTTACAAATACTGAGGATATTAGTGAAATTATTATTGTTTGTTCAAAAGTTAGACCCATATCAAACACAGTTTCAGCAATGTTACCTGATACGAGTGGAGAGAAGAATGATACACCAAAATTACCGAATATTCGTGCAGCTATTTTTTTCAATGTAAGTAGTGTATATAACCAATGTATATAAATTTAATTTATAGGCATCAGTTCTTTGTCTTTAATCATGTCCAATGCTATGTATGGATCGTCATAAATGAACTCTACCATCTCTTCTTCCTCTGCACTTCCTTCAAAATATCCACATGGTGGGCACAGCCAGAATATAAGTTCATCATTCATGTATCCATACATCTTTTTTTTGCACACATCGCAAACAGGATTGCTCATAATAATTATTTAAAAGGGTTTATTAATAAGGTTTTGTTTACGATAACATGGCATCTTCCATCTATATATATCCGAATTTCAATGAATATTCAAGGTTTTATGGAAGAGAGAGGGAAGATTTGACATTTGAAGCAATACTGATAGATCTTTACGTTGACATAAAAAAACAAAAACTCTTTGTCATAACAAATACAAGCAATGAAAAACAAAGAACGTTAAACAACAGAACAATAACTCACATACGAAATGAGTCGTTTAAAGACGATTATGTCAACGATGAATGCAGATTAATCACGGATAAAGACATTGTTTACAAGAATGGATATCTAGAATTATTTCCAAGATTTCTGCGAAAACCGTTAATGAAGTTAAGAGTAGACAGATGTGTTGGTGGAAGCATTGAAAAAACAAATATTGATTTGACAAAAATGAAATATGATTTTACTAGAGACAGAATTAATCTTATTGTAAAAGAACCTACCGTCTGAATCTTCTGTCGTTTGTCATAATTTCTTTCCAGTCTTTTCCATGTTTCTTTTTAAGTGAAAGCCAGAAAGGATCAGTTCCCATTATTCCGCCTTTTTTGTTATACTCTTTGGTAACGTTTGCAACTCGTCTGTGGCAACTTGTACACAAGCGAATGTTGATTTGTTCCAAACCAAACTTGTAAGAATTGCAAAAATAACACAGTCCGTAATGCTTTACCTTTACTACTGCCATCAATGCCTCTCTTCCTTTCTTTCCTGCACAGTCTCCACATATGTCGGAAACCGTTGCGTTTGATGCCTTATTCTTTAAACAGCCAAAACATAATGCCTCTTTATAGGCGTTAACCCTGGTGTATTCGTTGTCTTGATGTTTCTTCCAAAGTTTCTTAGTATGGTCGTTTGCGTTCTTGTTAGTATCTAATTCTGTGGGCAATATCCAGTTAACCTCTTTAAACATTGATCCAATGCGGTAAAAGTATAGAACTCTATTTGTTCAGTGCCTTTCTCACATTTTTGTGTCATTTTAATTATATCATCTATTGCTTCTTCACAGCGTGTTTTCTTAACAGGTTTCGGTTTTTCTGCCACCGTCTTCTTTACGGTTTTCTTTACTTTTTTTTCTACATTCTTCGCAGTCATGATTCTTATAGGTCATTATTATCCCAACTATTTAAACCTTCGAATTCATTCTTCACAACTTCTCTGGCTTGTCTAACTGTCATTCCAGTCTTGCGAAGTTCTTCAACTGTTTTAGTTTTATTCCATCCAAAGTCTACTGATGTTTGTAATGTGTTCTTAACCACTTCAAAGTTGTCGGGGGTAATTCCGTCTGGGAAAGATTTTCGAGACATGCTTGTTCCAGAACCTGATGACGGAGAACCTTGTCCAATGCCTCCAGTGTCGGAAGGTCTCTGCCTGCCTGGCTCTCCCTGCATGCGTTGTTGCTCCTCCTTTGGGGCGGCAGTGCCGCCTCGCTTTCCAGGGTTCTTGACGGTTCCACCGTTGTTCTCTTCGGCTTCAATCTGGTCTGCGATTGATACGACTGGATCCTTTGACACAACAAATTCTCCTGTGTGAGTTCTTGTAACTTCGAATCCCATTGACTGGTATGCTCTCATGTTTTCAATCTCGACACCGTCTATCTGTAAGTTTCTAAGTTTGTCGGTTTCTTCGCCAGTCTTCAATCTTAATTCCCAATCATCTATGTTTAGCATGAATGCAATCTTTTGCAAAAATCCTTTGTACAAAAAGTCCTGACCCCATTTGACTGCTCTGTTTGTAATTGTAACTTGCAAACCTTCTTGTGACCAACCAGTAGGAAGTTCTCCAAAGTAAAGTGGGAGGACACCATAGGTTGCACCTATAATCATACGTAGTTCTCTTCTTACAGTAGTAAATTCTAATTCTTTTAATGATCCAGTAAAGTCTATCCATTCTGCCATATTGTTTGCTCCACTGCCTCTGTCGTTTTCTACAAGCAATGGGTGTATTCTGTATGGATCTTCAGCGGCTGACTCTTCAAGTGCATCCCATGACTTTCTGAAAGTCTCATAGTTTCTTGATGCAATAACCAGCATACCTCTTGGCGGTCTCATCTTGTCGAAATACTTTCTAATGTATTCGTCCATGTGTGACAATGCCATAACCTTACTCCAGATGGAATAAATCGGGGAGAAACCATAAACCAAGTCTGGTCTATACTTGCCTGCTTTCCAAATAACTTCGCCTTCAGCATACACGAATCGTTTTGGGTTCGGAATACCTAGCGAATAGATGGAGTTGACTTCACAGATGGCTTTCAGAGCCTTCAAGGGCATGGAATGCTTTCCGTCTTCTACGACATTGCAGTACTCGTCATCCAAAATTCGGTGTTCTCGGTGCTCTGCATGGGGGCAAACACGTACCTTGTGACCTTTATCGTCATATCCGATACGTCCATCAGAGTCTGCAATCATGGCAATTTGTGCTGGATCTGCTCTAATCATCTCTTTTATCTTGGTTTGTTTAGGCATAATGTCTCCTTTGTCGTTAAAGGCGTATGATTTTAATGTCAAAATATATGCATTGTCTGCAATTTCCAAGTCTCGTTCTACCATTCTCATTACATCTTCCAAAGACTGTTCGTTTCCGTTTACGGAATCACGCATTAAATTTTCCAAGACCTTTCTGTGTTCAGGAATCGGTCTGATAAGATTGGTTCCACCACAGGTATCACATACTAACTGATTACTTTTGGTTTCTCTTTCTTCTTCTATTGATAATTTTGGATTTTCAACGGAATTATCCTGAACATTTTCTTCAGATTTTGGGGGGTATTGGAACTCTTTGGAGCAATCTGTGCATTTAAATTTGAATTTCTCGACTATTTCGAACCCATTTTTGAACATTTCACGGTTAATAGTCTCGATAGGAATACGTAAAGCATCTATGTTGTTTGCCAACTCATAGATCATTATGAGTGGGAATGGGAAAATTGGTAGTTTGGCACCTGTGTCGGTACTCATGTAGGGTTGTGTAATGCTAGGTCTGACGGTTTTACCTGTCTCCCCTGCCTGAGCCTTGGCTATTAATCCATTAATTGATGTTTTAATGTTATTAACAAACCCCATATCAAATCATTAACGCGTGTCTATTTAAACTTTGTCTATTTTTGTCACAGTTTTGTTAACTTTTTGAACAGGTTTAGGACTATCTCCATGTGTATCACAGGTTCTATCTCTATATTCTTTATCGCATTTGCAAGCCATGAACACTATTAAATAGATCTACTATTAAAGATTTCTGTGGAACCTCCTGATATACCTGATGATATGAACAGGGAATCAGTTATTGATGCCTGTATATATGTAAATGATTGCTTTCAAATGAAAGATTCATTCAAACTAAAAAATGACTTTGGTATGACTTTGACAGGATTATTAAGAGGAATATCGTTTGTTATTAAGGAACATGACAAGGAATTACATAAAAACATATGTGAATCGTTAAGTATATTAGCAAATAAATAAGTGAATATACATGATTAATTTCTTTACAAAGAATCTAAACGAAAAAACCTACACTGATATCATACAAAGAACCCTTATGATTAACGGTCATGACGGTAGAAGTCAGTCTTCATACGAAGTATGGAAGAATTTTGAAGAGAATTGGGAACTAAACATCATTTCTGTAGAGGATCAGGATGAATTTAAACAGTTTTATGAGCATTTAGACATCGAAACCAGTGACGGAATTGCCTGGGGTGTGACTGGAGATCATGTAATTTACATGTTTTTGAACGATTCAAGCAACCCATTCATACTTAGACAGAACGTTATGCCTCTTGCTCATGAGTTACTTCATGCTCTTTATCAGGATAGGATTGGTACTTTTCATATTACTAGGAAATATCATGCCCCCGAAGGCAGGGCAGGCACGAGAGGAGCAGCTGCAACTGTGATTGTGCATGATAATTGGTATGGTAGTAAGATTACTATAAAGTTCTGGATTAGATTTGGTTTTATTTGGCTCCCCATTACCATACCTTACATCTCAGTAAAGCAGGCAAAAGAAGATTATCCTGTTTGACAACATTTAAATCAAAGTGTTTTGATATAAAATCATGTCTGAAGAAAAGAAAAAGAAGCGAAAAATGGAATGTTCTGATGGAGTTTGTAGAATAATTGACGATCTCGAATAATGATTTGAAAAAAACCATATGCATAGTATGCTATGAAAAGTTTGGAGAACACAGTAAGAATGGCTGGATGCAGTGTATGTTTAGACTTCAAGGTACTATTGCTATGAATGATATTAATGGCACCCCCTCCGATCTAGGTGGAGGTAATCCTTCAGATGGATGACATTCTAACATCATTTTTGAACTTTTGCAAAGGATTAAAAAAATCTTTTGACGGAGAAGACTATCTTCGAAACATTAACCAGTGTGACAAATGTGGGAAACCATCATTCTTCTCGTCCTGCCTCAAGTGTGAGACAGACGAAGCCTATCGTGGATTCGAAAGAAGAGGCAAACTTTAATTTTTTTGTAGCCCCCCAGAAAGCCAAAAAACACATTTTTTTCTCTGAGTACTTAGCTGACGAATCTTGGATTTGAAACCTCGTGAAAATACTTTTGAAAAAATAAAAAGAAAAAAAGAAATTAATCTTTTTTAGTTGCTTCAAAACCGATTTCTTTTAAAGCCTTATCCATTTTTTCCCAGAAATAACCAGAACGTGAAAATGGAATATGTCCACCGTCACATTTGGCGATTTCAAGAACACAACATAAAAGGAATCGTGCTGTCATGGATTCTGTATCGCCTTTTAAAGAGTATGTTTCTCTTATCAAGGCGTGAATGTTTTCTTGATTCATACATTATCATATAATATAGTAATATAAAAACCAACCTACTAAAAATTTCTTTCCTAAACATTAATAAGGGTAAGAAACAAGGGGTTAAAATTCTAAAAATTAAAAAAACGTGAATTTGTTAAAGTCCACAAGTTAAGTAATACTATAATCAAAACTCTAAAAATATAGTAATCGTGCTAAAATCTTGCGTTCTTTTATTAAGTAGTATGATATAGAAGAAATATGAAAATCTTCAAAACACAAGAAGAAAAAGACCTTGAACAAGACATCAAGAGCATTACAGAAATCATGAAAGTCTTACCAAAAGACCAAAGAAAAGCCATGATTAACGCTGTTATTGGTGGTCGTGTTACTGTGTTAGAGAATACAGAAATTGTTCAAAAAAAATTCACAACCGTTGAATCTGATAAAGTCACAGAATCAACAGAAGAAAACCCATTTTTTCAGAAAATGCAAAACAAAATGAAAAAAGAAAAAGTAATGCAAAAATCAGTTACTCTCTTTATTTCAAAAGAAGCAACAAAGAAAAATAGACTAGCAATATTAAACGCTTACAAAAAATATAATGTTGGTGTTTCAATCGTTGCAAGTCGTGGAAAAGACAATTTCATAAAACCAGCAGAAAAAACAAATTCTGACAAATTCAACGAAGCCACAAAAGCACTAGAGCAAAAATTAAACGGCTATGGTGTAAAAATCACAGGGTTTGAAAGAATCTATAATCAAGGGGGTCAAACCCTTTGACCATTCTTTATTTTTCTGATACTATGAAATATTGGTATAACAAAACAAAAGAATTAGAAAAACAAATTCAAGAGCAAACAGAATTAATTCAAAACCTAAATTCTAGACTTGAAGAAATCGAAAGCGAAAAAATGACACAACTAGAAAACCAACTTGAGGAGATGTTCAAAAAATGGTAAAAATTACCATTAATCATATTTTTGAAATCTCTAAAGATTCAAGTGATGAAGTAAAAAGAAAAATTTTGAAAGAAATTTTCACAGATGAAGAAATCAAAGATATTTGGAATGGTTTAGCCTCATGGGCAAGCTATAACCAATTTGAAGAAAACCCAAAAGAAGCTAAAAAATATCGCAAATTATCACAGGTGTTTTACCTATGACCAAAAAATATCCTTCTGAAATTCCAAAAGAAATCTTAACAGGAATTAAGACAGAAAATAAAAAAAGGATATTTTGCAAAATACACAAAACTCAAAAATTAACAAAATCCTATAATCAAAGAGTTTGTAAAATATGTGATAAAGAATCAAGAAATAAATCAACAAAAAAATATTTGAAGAAAAAAGAAATTGAAAAAAATGCAAAGTTTCAATTCTTTGGAGTTATTAAAAATTGAAAGGAAAATTAATAACCCCTTTAACCCCATTATTTGTTGGGAAATGCTTATATAGTAAGTTTCACGACTGGAGTGGAAATGGTGGTGGTAAAGTACCGAACGGTACCGTACCAGAAAATTTCCAGAATTTCAGAAAAATTAAAATTAAAATTAAAATTATTAATAAGAAATAAGTAATAAGTATAAGTATAAGTTAGAAAAATTAAGTAATAAGTAAGAAATAAGTATATTATAAAAAGAAAGTTATATAATTAATATAATATAAGTTATATAGGTTTTCTAATAAGTATTAAGTTATTTCTCTAAGTGTACGCGGATTAGTACACGTAAGTATCAGCCTTGTACGCTAAGTGTACGGCAGGGGTTGGCACTAGGGGTAAGGTTGGCA